CGCCACCCGTTTCAGCAAATTGAGATTCTGTAACTTGCGGTTCAGTTGGCTGTGACTCTTGCAAACGCAAACGAGCGTTAGCTAAAGCTATTGCTTGTTGTTGTTCTAGTGTCATTTAAATAACGCCCTTTCTTCAGGAGTCATTACATTCCAAACTTTAGGGTCAACACCAGCAGGTGCTTTTGACAAACCTAATTGTTCTTTAACTGATTTTTTTTCTGTTTTAGGTTCTTCTTTTTTTACAAATTTAGCAGCAATATCATTAGGTACTTCACGCCCTTGTGACAAATAAGCATTTTTAACAATATCAGATGATGTTTTTCTTAAACTATCTGCTTGTTTGCTTAATGCGGTGTTGGAAAATGCTAAAGAACTAACATTGGTTGGGTCTTTTACAACTCTTTGCAAAATATCATAATCAGGGCCGTTTAATACGCCTAAGTTATATGCTTCTTTAGCTTGCAACATCATATTGTTATAAAGATTGCCCATTTCTGCTCGTTTATCAGGATTGGCAAAATCTTTAAAACCAAATCCTTTAATTTTGGCTTGGTAATCAGAAATTGCATCTGTAAGATTTACAGCACCAGTTACTTGTTTATTTAATCCTTCAGGTAACGGCTTAGTTGCAGTTTTGCTCTTTTCAAACTCAAATTTTTCACGCTCTATACCTAATTGTGCTTGTTGATATGGAGTAATTTGATTTTTAAAATCATTTAATGTGCCTTTGTAGCCTTGCGATTTAGCATACTCATAATTTTGCATATCAGTTGTAGGCTTAATTGGCTCAGGTAATGAGCGTTGAATCAAAGTTGGCAACAACTCTTTTCCAGCACCAAATCGTGATTGCAAAGCTAAATTCATGGCGTTTTGCACATTAGGTTGTATAGTTTGTGTTGCTGTAGGCATTGGTATATTACCTGTGTAAGGGCCAGCCATTTCGGTCTGCACTTCACGAGGCGTAAGTTGCTCCATAATTGCTCGTGTTTCTTGTTCTTTACCTTTGCGTAATTGTTCAACTAGGTCAAGCATTGCTTTATCGCCTTTTTCTGCTAGGCGTGTACCTGCATAGGTTTGAAATAAAGGTGCTGCGTACTGGAAGAAACTAGGTGCAACATAACGCCCACTTACCATTTGACCTGACGGCATAGATTGACCCTGTTGCATTAGCAACTGAGCCATCTGCTGTTGGCGGTTTAACGCCTGTTGTTGTTGTAGGATTTCAGGTGGTAAATTACCGCCTACATTAATCATGGGTTGTGCCATTTAGAACTCCTGAGCCGCTAACATTCTGCTTTGTTGCGAATATGGGTCTGTGCCATATTGCTGAGAAATATTGTATTGAGTATATGGGTTATAAGTTCCCATACCGCCCATTTGTACATCTCTAGCGTTAATTTGTTCTTGTGTTTGTGGCTTGCGTAGGGCATTTGCCATAGCTAATTGGTTATATCCAGCCCCTACTTGTTTGCCATCAACAGTCATACCCGCTTGATTAGTCAAGCCCATGCCTTGTTGCATAGCCTGCTGTTGCATAGCTTGTTGATTTGCTATGTTTTGCATAAAGGGAGTTAGACCGCCTAAGTCTTGGGTTTGGGGCATCTGCTGAATGTAAGGGTTGTACATATTCATGGTAATAGTCCGTAATCTACGACTTTATAGCCGTCATCTAGGGTTTTAACTGCATAAGGGAATACTTGCTCTACTTCTTGTGCCATCACGCCTACATGGATGCCATCACCTGCTAATGGGTGCGATTTGACTTCATCTTTGTATTCAAAGCTATATAAGGTCAAGCCGTTATCCATTACACCGATTGCTTTAATATTTTCTTTTGCCCGAATATCAGACATCAGAGCGGCACTACCTAAACTAAATAAACCTTGATTAAGGTTAGCTTGGGCGGCTTGTTTAGCATTAAAGTCACCCATTTGGGCGTTGTATCCCATCTGTGCTGCACCCAAAATATCAGGGCCTGCGGTAGTAGCTTGTTGAGCAGAATTAACAAATTGTGGGCCTTGTACCTGTGCCCCTGTACGAACCGCAGATAGGGTGTTTAATGGCTCGTTTCTAAGGTAGGCTTGCTCTTGCAAAGCAGATTGACGGGCTTGTTGACCAACACCAAAACCTTGCGTTGTGGCGGCAGCTAATAAGTCATTCTCACGCTGGGCTTGTTGCATCATGGCTCGGTCATACGCTGTAGAGCCAATATCGATGCCTTTGTTTGCAAGTTGTTGCTGTAGTTGTTCACGCCCTTGTTGTAACTGTGGGGCAAGCCTTTGCATATAGGCTTCTTGGTATGTCTGACTAGGATTAAACCCTGTCGATGGCAATTTGCTTACATCAAACGGGGTATTGAGCATATTCTCAACATAACCCAATCCTTGACCTGCAAGCCTGCCTAATCCAAGACTTGTTTGATTTTGATAGTCAAGCAGTTGTTGTTGGGCGGGGCTTAAAGTCTGTGTAGCAGTCCAAGTAGGATTGCCATAAGGGTCAGAACCAGTAATAGCATAGCTAAGATTGCCATAAGGCGTGACTTGATTAACTCGGTTAGCCGCAGTCGCTAGTCTAGCCGCATCAATATTACCTTGTGCGGTTTCTACTGCAGCACCCCTGTAATCAGGAGCAGCAGGGGCACTTGGAGCAGGCCCTAATCCTAAAAATCCACCACCACCCATACTATTCTCCCTTGTTTAAAGAGCATCGGATGTTAAGAAACCGACACTCCTCTTTTCTCATAGCCATAATCACCAAATCACCACTCATGTGGGCATCAGGTATTTCAGCTACAACCTTAAAGCCCAAATGTCGGTTTAACTTTAGGGCATCTGTGTTATCAGCACAGATTTGCCCTAGTATAACGCTAACTCCTAGTTTATTAAAGGGGTAATCAAATACCGCCCATATAAAATCTTTACTAGCCCAGTTCTCGCCAACGCTACCAATATGAATTTCACAAGCCTTTGGCATAAAGTTGGTATATCCTGCCACCGCCACTAAATTGCCGTCTTTTAACTGCCCAATACATTGGGTGGTTTCAGGTAGGGGAAAGTTAAGTATTCGAACCAGCCATTCCCCCAAATATTGCTGATTTTCAGTAGTAACAGTCCTCACAATATTCCGCCACGCTCCATTACATAATCAGTTGATGCCCAATGAAAGTCAATATTTTGCGATGCCACATTTAGGCTAATTGAGCCTGCGTAGCCTATTCCTGTCACGCCTTGCCATATCTTTGTTGTAATTAATGCACCGCCCCAGTTAGCGTCATCCCACAAAGCTGTGTCCCAAACCCCAACATCAAGAACACTAGGGTTAAATGAGATTTGGTTGGTTAGTGGTACTGTTTCATAATCGGTGCTAAGACCGCATAAAACAGTCGGTAAGCCGTTATCGGACTGTAGGATAGGGCGTACCATAGTAAAGCGTTTTTGTTGCCCTCTGGATTCAAAATACGAGTAAGCTTGCTGTACAAAAGCCGTTATGTTAGAGCCATTGTCAGAAAATGAGTCATAAAAACGGGCTACAAAGCCGTTTCCACCAAAATACATATCTTCGTCACTCATTTCCCAACAATTTGCACCAATATTGGTAAATCTACACCATGACTTTGTAATGTTGTGCATGACATATTGCTCAGAACCGCCTGTTACAGGGATATTGAGAATAAGCATATTATATTTAGCTAGATAATTTATCTGCCAACCAAAATTAGCGGAATAAGCGTCTGCAGCTTGGCTAATAGCAAAGAAAATCTTGTCGGTAATGTTAACTCGTGGGTCTAAACGGGTGGATTGTAGTCCTGCGGATAGCGGTACTAAGCCTTGTTGGGTCAACAATAGGATGTCGCCACCATATTTAAAGACGCATTTACGGGCAAAAGTCTGTCCAATGTTCCAAATACCAATTAAAGCCCAATCTGTAGGGTCGGATGGGTCAGAACCCTTGTAAACAGCCACTTCTCCGTTACTTGTAACGAATACGGCTAGGTCATCAACCCCGTAACCAGCGTCAATAGTCCATGTTCCCATAGCTTGTAAGTAGCCACCATTTTTAAAAATGCCACCAAGAGGAAACTCGCTAACTGCCCCATTAATACTATCAACAGGCAAGTACCAAAAACTCAAACTATTCTTTTCTACAAAGTAAAGACGCTCTTTAAACAAGTTTACATATGCAAATGTATTAGAGTTTTTACCTGTAATGAAGTAATTAATTGTATAAGTGCCAACTGTGGTCGCATCACCGCTTGGGGCAGTAGCCATCGTATAAGTGAGGGTCGTTCCACCCGTTACAGTAATGCGATAAGTTCCATTAAATTCGGCAGGAATCGCCCCAGCGACTGTTATGGTGTTACCTGTAACCAATCCATGTGCTACAGCAGTCGTTAGGGTAGCGGTTAAATTGCCTGTACCACCCCTAGTAATTGTAGAAATAGTCTGTGCGGTATTTGTTGTGGCACTTCTTGACCATCTTGTACCATCATAAACGACCATTGGGTCAACCCCGTTGACAGCAGGCATAAACGAGCCACCAGCAGTCGTAATCATGGCGTGAATCCACTTGCCATCTGTGTTACCTGTAAGACTAGCAGTAGCCGTAGAAGTACTGGTATCGTAAATAGTTGTTGTATTGGCGGCAAAGAGCTTAGTAACTGATGGGCTACTGTAGCTCATTAAAGATAAGACTTGCCCTGTAATTCCTGTAGAAATCTTGGTATAGCCTTTTCTAAGGGTTACATCCGTAGGCGTAGGAAAGAAATTGACCATCTGAACCGCATCTAAAGGGTTCATTTCTGCCAAAGAATCCCTAGCGTTCCAACCCCCAATAGGGGATGCTAAGGAAGCGGTAACTGCCCGTCTTTGTTGAGCTACAGCCATGTTTAAGTTCCGTAGCCAGTATCAGGAATGTTAGCGTAACCAATAAGCACCTTCGTTGGGTATGGTGCAAACGACAGGTTAGCAGAGCCTTTATC